AGAGGAGAAAAATAGATTGAGACGAGAGATACGCTTAATCAAGAAAGCTTACCAAAATGCTCGGAAAGAGAAGCGAATTGCCCAATACGAAATGAATGAAGCACAGTTAGGATCTGAGAATATCGCAATAGATATTCCCCAGGAATGCACGAAATGCGGAAAAACAAAATGCGATTGCATGGTTAAACGTAATGAAATTGTGACAAAACACGACTTCTACGCCACATTGATGGGATTGGCATCAACAATTTTCGGATTGATTGAAAAGATTATCACAATGCGAATGGCTTCAATGAACCAGGCCCAAATTGGTTTTGGCACTTTCTTCAGCGCCCCAAGTGTTGTAACGAACATTGACACCATAGCGACGAACGTGAATGAGGTGTTAAACAATTTACCCACTTCGCAAGGAGTAGGTGAAGCGATGAAACAAGCAGTTACCCAAATTATGGAAAGCCAGTGTGGTTTTCTCCCAATGAGTGTGAAAGCTGTTTTCCAATGCTTCCTGACACTTACAGGACTTTTTGTTCTTTACCACCTTGGCTGCATTTCAGTACAAGTTTTAACCATGCCCTTGGAGTTGATGTTCATGGGAGTTGAGAGCGTGACTGGAGTGCTGCGTAGTTTCCGCGCATTTGCATTTTATACCGGAGTGCAAAAGCCTAAGAGCGCGAGAGAAGGAGTGAACCAAGCCCAACTTGGTTTGGACGACATCACGAAGACTGCGGAAGAGTGGAGCCCAAAAGCTCTTGGCCTGATAGGAGCACTCATTAGTTCTTATTGTCTAACAAAAATTCCTGACAGAAACAATTCGCCCGCCCAATGGATGTTGAGAATAGGACTTTTCCCAAAAACTTGTTCAAGTTTTATGGATGTAGTCACATGGATTGAAGGAACGTTCAAGAAAATCATCAATTACGTGAAAGTAAATTTCTTTGGCCACGACCCCAGTGAGTTTGAGGAGTGCATACCAAAAATCAAAGATTGGATGCTGAGTGTTGAAACTTTTAACCACAAACCCGCTTTTGACACAGCGGCGCAAACGAAGGATGGACGCTTCATGTTGGCTAACCTGTATGACAGGGGAGCCTTCTTGATGGACAAATACGCAAAAGCGATGACACCTGAGCTGAAGATGTTTACTGTGCAAAGAATGCGAGAAGCTGCGAAGATTCAGAACGAAGTTGAGACACAATACCCAGAAATTAAAAATGTACGTACAGTGCCAATCGCAGTTTGGATGGTTGGAGATTCACAAATTGGAAAATCCCGATTGCAATATCTTATTGCGACGAGGCTAGCATTGGAGGCTGGATACACGGATGTTAAAACACAAATGTACCAGAGATGTGTGTAAAATGTATACTGGGATGGTTACAACGGCCAACTAGTATGCATTTACGATGACTTTCTACAAATGAAAGACTCAATTGGTGC